GTGAGGTTAAAGACAACCCTTATTTCAAATTATAATTAACCCGTAGGGGCGTAATGCTTACGCCCGACAACACAAACCTCGATGACAACACAAACATCATCAACAACATAATTTTACCAGACAATAACCACCAGATTCAACATAACAATTCAATTCAATCTGAAAATATAAATCTATCGGGCGTATGCAATACGCCCCTACAAATTATAAATAATCTAAATTGGAGAAATGAAAATGGCTGAAAAAACTCTCTTGGTTGCAGAGCCCGGCTGGATTAGACAAGCAAGTGTTTGTTTGACCTACACTGTGGATTCTGCTAACACTGCTGTTACTAACGGCAAAAAAACTATCACTTCCGGTTCGCTAGTGAAAATGTCTGGTGCTAAAATTGTTGCTGCCGCTGTTGGTGATGCCTGTATCGGCTATCTGGTGCACGATGTTGATGTGACAGATGGCGACAAAGCTGTATCTGTTCTGGTTGACGGCGTGGTCGATACTACCGTCCTTGCTCCGACCGCTGCTATTGTTGGTATTAAAAGAATTTAACGAAAGGTTTTGTACATGAAAAACATGATCAAAATTGTTGCCGCTTTGGTTGTAGCCTTTTTTAACGCTACCAATGCTAAGCGATCTGCTCCAAGACTTTACAAAGTCTTATTTCCTGAAAAAAAACAACTGGGTTTAAAGCTTGAGTTTATGAAAGGCCGTAATGGCTTGAATGTTAAGCTAACCGCACACGCCTTGGATTCTACCACTAAAAAGATTGCCGTTCCTGCTGTAAAGTCTATTGCTCATGATATGCCACTTTTTAAAAACGAAGTGCCTATTTCTGAAGAAAAAAGACAGCAATTATTGTCTCTTAATCCGCAGTTTGAGAGCATGATTGACAGCGTTGTTGGTGAAGTTGTTGGCGATTTTGCCGCCTTGCCTGCTGGTGCTGAAGTTAACGCCGATGTGATGATGGGTCAGTTACTTTCTACCGGTACAGTGGTGATCTCTGAAAATGGTGTGGCTTTGACTTATACTTATGGCTTAGACGATGCTACTCAAAAAGAAGTGTTACTAACCACTGCTAAATGGTCTGCTCTTGCTACTGCTACGCCTTTGGCTGATATCACCAGATGGAAAGAAGCTGTTGCTACTGCTACTGGTGAAGCTCCAAGCGTTGCCCTCTGTAGCCGTAAGACTTTCAACTATATCAAAGCCAACACTGCAATCAACGCCCAGCTTTTGGCTACTAAAAAATCTACCTCTGACAAATCTTTAAAAGAGCTGATTTTTGACGAAACCGGAATTGTAGTTGAAATCTATACTGAAAAATATGTTAACGCTGCCGGAAACTCAACAGCTATCTTCCCGGATGAAATTTTTACCTTATTGCCTGCCGGTAATGTTGGCTATATGATGTATGGCACAACTCCTGAAGAGGCTGACCAGATGGGCGGAGACGGTAAAAGAGACATTGTTCAGTGTGGTGATTGTGGCGGTGTCAGTGTTTATGTTAGAGATATTGACGATCCTGTCACTAAACTTTGCCGTGCGTCTGCAATCATGTTGCCGTCCGGTGAAAAATTGCACAAAATCTTTATTGCTACTGTTCATAGCTAGGTATCGAATTATTGTACGGGCGAATGATTATTCGCCCCAACAGTTAAATAATAAATTGGAGAAATAAAATGGCTAAGAAAAATGTTGATGGTATTGAGCCAGTTGAACCCGTAATCACGCCGGTTGATGGTATTGAGCCAGTTGAAGATGTTAAAAATCCGACTGCTTTAAAAGTTCAATTAACCGTGGCTGTTCGCTGGATGGGTAAAAGTTATATTCCGGGTGATGTGGTTACGATTCCTTTTGAACAGGCTAAGGAGTTCGCACCTTATTCTGAAATCGTGGTGGAATAAAATGAGTGCTTTAGAGCTTGCTAAATCTATGACTAAACTTGCCGTAAATGCTGTTATATCTCCTGCGCAATGGGAGCTTGCGGACACTATGGCAACGACAGATTTAGCTGTGATGATTAAGCGGTTGGGTGTTGAAAATTATTCTTCAGACCCTCTTTGCGATCATGCTAAAGCGTTTTTGATTAAAAGGCAGCTATCTTTTTTGACTCTTGAATTTGTGCCAGATAGAACTATGAAAGGACGGAGTCATTATGATCAAAATGCTGATGGAGTTGATTATAATTCCGTCCAAAAATTTCGTGATGATCTGGAAAAAGAAGCTGAAAAAATTCTTGAAACCTTAAAACCGGTTTATTCAGATAGCGGATTTTTTAATATTAAGCCGAAGCGGTGATTGGCACGCAGAGACGCAGAGATCGCGGAGATTGTTTAACCCGTAGGGGCGTAATGCTTACGCCCGTCCCAACGACATCTACGCCCGGATAAAGGAAACAATAATGACAAATTACGATCAGCAAAATAAAGAGGTTATCGGGCGTGCTTTTGGGTACGCGGTTGATCTAGTTAAGCAGCGTTTGGGTGTTGCTGGTGAAGTGATGAAACAAGAGGCTGAAACGATTTTAAAAAATCGTAATGGTTATGCTAGTGGTGAGATTGTTAAAACGCTAAAATCCACGGTTAGGAAGACCAATACAAGCATTGTTTTAGAATTTGGCTGTTATGCTAAGTCTGATACTGGTTATCCTTACGCCTCAGTGGTTGAATATGGCAGAAGGGCAGGACTAAGACCGCCGCCAAGTTCAGTTGTGGAGCGATGGCTCTATGATAAGGGGCGGACTGGGCATATTTATGTTCGTGACACTAAGTTTTCTAACTCTAAAACAGCTAAGGGTAATGACCGTAAATCCACAAGTATCAAAAAACAACTTAAAGCATCAAGTGTGATGATCACTAATGATACTAAAGGACTTGCTTTTATTATCGCTAGGCGAATTGGTGAGCATGGTATTAAAGAAAAGCCGTTTATGCGTCCGGCTTTCGCTAAAGGTGTTGAATCGTTGAAAATTTGGTTTAAGTAAGGAGGTTTACTAAATGGATGTAACAGAAGCTAGAGCTAAGATTGAAGCTGCGATAAAACGAGCTTGCCCTGGTATAACTTGTTTAAAAGGTCGCTGGGAAACTGCACCGGTTTATCCGTTCTGCGTTGTGCTTTACAAGGGCTTGAAATTTGAAGAGGATAATGACCAGCACTTTGGTGATCTCGACTTTGCCGTCGTGTTTATCAAAGATGTTGAGGTTACTAATTACGACAATGGCGAGAGTTCTAAGGATTATGATTCTGCTGCTAGTTTTACCGGTAATCTGGCGGTTAAATTCGTCAACGCCCTAAAGACAAGCAGATTGGGTATTACTCTTGAACCAGACGCACCGGCTTTGCGTTATGATGATAACGGAATTGATCTTGCCGGAACAGAAATAAACTTTGTTATGCAATCTGAATAAACCCTCACCCCCTGCCCTCTCCCTATAAAAGGCGAGGGTGATACGGGAGGAAATGATAAAATTAAAATGGAGAAAATAAAATGAGTGCAAGAGGCAAAAAACAATATTTCCAAGTCGGTATCGTGCCAACAAATGCTATTATTCCTGCAAGTTTTGCAGATACACGAGTGTTAAAAGATTTTTGTTCTAACTATGTTTTTGTAACAACTGGTGAGCTTAGATCAAATAACACGTGTTATGTTGCTGGATTAAAAAGCAAAGCAAAATACACAGCCAAACCAGAGGGCGAAGAAGATAATTTAGGAGTCAAGGAATACAAGGGTGACTTATCTTTCACTATTGTAGGCGTTGATGATCCCGATGCTAGCGATGAGATTTCTAGGCATATTAGACACTTTACGCGTGGCATGTCCACTGTTTTTTTAATTGATCCTTTTACTGGTTATGTTCGCAGATGTAACGATATATTGTTACAACTAGAAGAGAGTGTTACAGGAAACGAAATTGAAGAGTTTAATGTAACTGGGACTCATAATGGCAGTTTAGAAGAAATCACTTCTGTTGCTGTTGTGCTTGTGTCTGGGCCTCCGCCGCAGACTTAAGCTGCCGTCAGTTGCACTGGCGGTTATTCATAGGAAACCCCCATTCGGGGTTAGAGCGGAAATGATAAAAATATTAAAACGGGATAATAAATGAAAAAATTTACAATTGTAGAACCTGGTCTAAGAGCTACCATCAAACTTGTGGAGCTTAGAGAACAGATGCTAGAAATGACGAAAGAATCTGACAGACTTAAAAGCTTGCATAAACAGCTCGAGATTGTAACCGGTGGTGCTTACGATCCGAATGACGAAACCGTGGAGATTAACAGCTTGCAAGCCGGGGAGTTGATCAACTCTTTTTTGTTAGGGCAGACACTGTCATAGATGATTATGATGATGGTGATGGTGAAGGTAATCCTTTGCCTTTGTTCAGATGGTTGATTAAGCTTAATTTAGCGTTGTCTAAACTAGGATTGAAGACAGGCGACATGAGCTTAAACGAAGCTCTGGCTTATTGTGAAGCGATCAAAGAAGATGATTGTAGCGAGGAAATCGAAGAGTAAAAATAAAGGCGGTTAAGAAATTAAAACCGCCTTTTTGTTTAATCGTTATCGTAGATTTGGTGTGAGGGTACGACTCCGGTTTTGTTGGTGAAACCGCCACGGTTTGCCATCTTGCGGGCTAGATAAAAGATTAGTATCAGCGGTGTAAAGCAGACGGCTGTTATAATTAGAAATGTGATTATTGATAGTATCATGATTGGGCTCCAGTTAGTTTCTGCCGATTAGCCAAAATAATAATAGTGCCAATATTCCTTTGTCTGTACTAGTTGCTTTTGGAACAGGATTTTTGGCAAAATGTTTGTTTAATTCACGATTCCAGAAAGGAATTGAAATTATGATAGCTAGGATTATTACAATAGTGACAAACATGGTTCGACTCCTCTGGTTGTTATAAAAGAAATATACGATATTTAAAATGGAGATGACAAGTGGAAAATGTTTTAAAATTTAATGTTGATGTGAATACGGCAACGGGTATTGCATCTATAAACGGCTTGAATGGTGCTGTTGGTAATGTTGGTACTACAGCGGTTAAAACCGGTAAGTCTCTAACCGAGGCTTTTAGCAATGATATGATTGCTTCAGTTAGTCATTTAACTAATATTTATGGTAGTTTAAGCGGTGCTTTGTCTTCAGTAACTAGTACGGTTGGTGAATTTATTGCAGCATCTAATAAATCAGCTCTTGCCCTTGCTGGTCTTGGTGAAGTTTCCAAGGCTTATGGTCAGAGCGTTGATCAGGCGAATCAGTACGCTAAGGCGTTAACCAGTGATGGTTTGATGCAGTTAAGTTCTTCAGCACAATCTTTAAAATTTTTGATGAGTTCAGGCTTTAATATTTCCGAAGCCATGCAAATGGCAACTGCCATGAAAGATATTGGTGCTTTTAATAATGTGGTTGGTAATTTAGATCAAGCCATGGTTGATGCTTCAAAAGGTATTAAAACCGGTTCGATAGAGCTTATTGAAAATATCGGACTTACTCAAAGATTATCTGCCGTGATGAAAGCTGCTAATATTGATGCGAGCAACGGCATTGATATAACTAATAATGCTGCTCAAAGACAGGTTGTTTTTAATATGGTTATGGCGGAGGGTAACAAGTTTCAGGGCAATGCTGCCAGATTAGCCAAAGAGAGCATGGGTGCTTACGCACAGCTGGATAATTCTGTTACAGTTTTAAAATCTGGAATTGGCGATGTTCTTAATGTTGGATTTGTTCCTTTAGCTAAAATTATAACTACGATTACAAGGGGTTTAACCAAAGATTTGATTCCCTTAACTATTGCAGTTGCAGGCGGATTGACTCTATACATGGTTCCAGCAATTATTACAACCACCACGGCGTTGTATGCGCAGGGCGTTGCTTTAAATGTTGCGACTGGCGGGATGTCTTCCCTTGCCATGTTTATGACAGCAGCGGTTGTTGGTGTAACAAGTTACGAAATGGCAACTAGAGATAGCACCACGGCACAGGATAAAAATACCGAAGCACTTAAAAAAGCTAAAGAAGAACAGGAAAAGTTAACAGCTGCCAGACAAGCTTATATTGATGGTGAAACCGATTTTGTTGACCGGGTTAAAGATGCTCAAAAACAAGTGATGGGTGAAGATGAAAAAAAGATTGCCGAAGCAAAAGCTTTTTGGGTTAAAACGATAAAGTTGAATGAAGAGGGTCAGCAGCGGATCAATTACGAAACGATGAGCGTTACCAGAAAATATTCAAAAGAATTTTTGGAGGCAAAACAACAGGAGCGAGATGCTTTAAACAAGTTGGAAACCGATGCTGCCAATAAATTATGGCAAATAATAGATGAAATAGATGCTAAAAAAGCCAAAGCCAATGCCGACAAAGCAAAAGACAGGGAGTTAGATGCTTTAAAGAAAGTCAAAACAAAACCAATGGAGTTATCTTTTAGGACAATCGAAACCAAACAGACGATTAACGAAGCACCGCCGGAATTGAAATTGCCGGAAACTTTCAACTCCAAAGAAGAATATCTACAGCATTTAAAAGAGATGCAGAAAGCCGGACAGGTATTTACCAAATCAGAGCAAGAGGTTTTTGATAACTCTTTTGAGTTTGTTTCAGCTCATGTTAATGATTCAGGTAAATTGATTGACGGTTATTATCGGAAACGAAAAACAGACGAATCTAAGTTTGCTAATGATATGAAATCAATCTCACTTTCCGCCCTATCCGGTATGCAGTCGGAAATTGACAACATCTTTAATTACAAGCGCAAGCGCTCAAACGAAGAATACGCTCTTGATAAAAAAGAGGCTGATTTAAATTATAAGCAGAGCATTAAGCGGATTGATGACGAACTTAAAGCCGAGAAAAAAGGGTCTGACAAGTACGAAAAACTAATGATCGAAAAGCAAAAACTAGACGCTGATTTTTCCAAAGCCAACAAAGAGCGCAAAGGCCAGGAAGAGTTGGATAATATGAGTTCAGCGGATAGAGCCGCTGCTGTTGTTAAAGCTGGCATGAAGTCCGCCATCTCCGCCGTGGCCGCTATGTCTGCCGCTAAAACTTTTGAAGGAGCGTTGACAGCTTTTCCGGGTCCACCTGGTTGGATTATTGCGCCAATTGCAGCTGCCGGAGTTTATACAGCCGTTTCCGCTTTTGGTGGAATGTTTGCCGATGGTGGACAGGTTCAGAGCGGGATTTTAAAAGGCAATAGCCATAGTAGGGGTGGAATCTTGATTGAAGCTGAGGGTGGCGAGCATATCACTAAGAAAAGCCGCGTAAGCGAACTGGGTGTAGGCTTCTTTGATTTTATCAACACAGCACCGTTAACCGAGGTTAAAAAGATGATTTCCGCTGTTAGTATTCCATCTTATCAATCCAAGGAGCGAATGGTTTATGCCGAGGGTGGGTTGGTTAATCGTGGTTTTCCGGTTATAGTTTCCGGTGGTGGATTTAGTGAGGCTAAGCTGGATAAAATGATTGCGCTGTTGGAGTCTAATAATATGATAAATTATAAAAAACAACCTTCACAGGTTACAATCGTGCAGAAATTCATTGATCCAAAGATTGTGGCCAAGAGTGCCAATAAGGGTAATGAGACAATTGTTGCAAAACGGAGGATTTAAACATGAAAATCGAATTTTGGTATTACCAAACATACTATAATAAATTCAGAGAGGATAGCACCGACACACACTTGCCTTTGGTTACTCTGTATGATGATGATATCGTGGCGGACTCTTTGAGCGATATTAGTAGAGAAGCTGTGGTTGATTCTGATATGTTCGTGCAGGATGCTGGTGAGTTTTCAGCTACGGTTAAGTTTAACAAACCCGTGTTTGATTTGCTGTTTGCTAATTATAGGCACGCTAAATTACCTGAATTGTCTAAGTTTATTATTCGGGTTTATTTAGGCAATGACACGGATAGCACTTTTGATGGTATGATTAAATTTGATGGTAACACCTGTGAAAGCGAGTTTAATAATATTTCGTTTTCCGCTTGGGATTTTCTCTATTTGATTAATAATCCGAAACCGGCTGAAACGGATGTGGCTGCTAATTTTAACTGTATTGATTATTTGGATAGGTTTTTTACCTGGTATAGAGCTGGCGGTATTTGGGATCATGATGTTTTAGGACAGTTTTATTTTGATTTTTTGCTGGTGCCGTCAACTAATTTTTCGCCGTTTATATTTGATACTACCGGACGGAAGTTAGAACCATTGACCGGAGTAATTAATCTTGAACTAATCATGAGCGATGAAGGTACACCATGGACAACCCAACACCCCGGAACTATCGCTGTTGCTACTTTTAAAGATGGTGTATTACATGTTCTTTTGGGATTTTCTGTGATAGGTTTCTATCTGCCACCTCAAGAACATTTGCCACTACCAAACACTAGAGTTGAGTATTTTAAATTTAAACCTTACAATATCACAGAGTTTGAAGCGATACCTTATTTTTTTGATACCAGCAAAATTAGCGAGATGATTAATTTTGATTATACTTCTGTTGATCAGTTAATTGTAAAATTGAAAAGCTTGGCTGGGGTTACGGATTTGGTTTGTTCTATGGAATCTAACGGGGTTACTTATTCTTTGCCGAGTTATTTTAATCCTTTTACGATCACCGACATTACTACTAATGCAAAAGTTGTAATTCCGATGCAATTAAATGGCACACCGATAACCTACGCTATCAAAACTAAAAATAAAGATTTGATTAAGAAATTCTTGTTCTTAAACAACTGGAGTTTATCTATCAAAGGACTAACGATAAGCATTAAACAAAAAGGCGATTTTGTTTTTGATTACAATGATTTTCGTGTTTTACCAAACGACAAAAACACTAGTTGGGAATTGTCTTCAGTGGAAAAAAGAGAGTTCACGACCGGTGTTTTTGATGATTTACCGGGCGGAAATAAGCCAGTTGGCAGCGAAGTTCCATATCTTGCCGATTGGCTAACTAAGCGCACGCAAGCTCTGAATGACAGGGTTTTTTATGAAGCCTCGGTTACAACTAAAGAAGTAGTTGATCTTGGTGATGTAATCATGATTGAATCATTGCCGTTGCCGATCTCTTTTAGAGTTGGGGCGGTTAGCGTTAACCCTGAATATCCTGACACTAGAAACATTACTGCTTACAGCGTTTCGCCGCCTTTAGTGAATGGGTTTGATCCGGTTTTTTATAGATATTATCAGGATCTTATCTTTACAATCCAGTCGATTGTTGGAGCTGTTATTTATTACACATATTCCGCATCCGGAGAACCGGCAACTCCTACGGCTAATAGTGCCAGATATACAGTTCCGCTAAGCGTTTATGGTAATTATAAAGCTATTGCGATCTGCGGTGGTTCTGTGTCTGGCGTTGTATCTTACACTTTTGCTCCAGCGATGCTTAATGATAGCCCAATCTTTCAATACGCTTTCTACCCGCTTAATAGCGCTAAATGGCCCGAAGTTACTACTATGACTAAGGTGTATTTTTTTAGGGAAGATACTAAAGTTGTGCTTGTAACTTTTTCTATGGATTGGACGGACTGGGCGTATAACGATCATGAAAGTCCTATTTTGATGGGCGTTCTTCGGTATGAGTTCAGCGGTGATCATTATATTATAAATAGCGCGCGAGATGGTTATGCTGAAGCTGATAACACGCAGATTGTAACTTGTAAAGACGACGCTCATGTTGTGCTTATTCAAGCTCTTTTGGCGTCTGTTGGCTGTAGTAAAGCTTATGATGATATTACTGCTTATCAATTGTCGTTTAGTGATGATTTAGGCTATAATAGGCTTTATAGGGCTGGCGAGAATATTGTTTATTATACTGGAATTGTTACTGGGTAGAACCCTCAACCCCTAACCCCTTCTCCCTATAACAAGGAGAAGGGGAACACGGGCGGAAATGATTAATTGTAGGCGCGTAATGCTTACGCCCGGTAATAACGGCGGTTCGCCCGAAAATAATAAATTGGAGAAAATAAATGAATAAAACATTTGGTAGTGCAAGATGGCGTTTAACCTGTGTTTCGCCTAGTATAACGATCAGTAACAGGGTTGGCAGTAGGATTGTTTTAGACGACTATGAGCCGGTTGTAAATGAGCAGATTATGCTTAGCGGTAAAAGGGATATTGATGCAAAAGGGCAATATCTTAATCCAAAAATCATTGTCAAAAAAACAGATTACGCTGAGTGGCAAAATAAATTAAAACCTCTGTTTAATAAAGTGGTTAATTTTACACCTTTTGCCGATAATGATAACTGGAATTTTGATTGCAAAGTTGTTTCGGTGCTGCCGCTATTTGAAGACGGCTTGTTTTGGAAGAACTATGTTGAGATCAATTTGAAAAGCGTTGGATTTGTAGGTGTGACGGCTTTTGATCCAGGTGTACATATTGATTGATGATGGAAATAAAAAAGACAGCAAAAAAGCCCCGATTTTGGGGCTTTTGCTTTTAATTTGTTACTCGAGATGTTTTTTATGTGTTGTATGTTGTTTGCTGGTTGTTAGATGTGAAATTTGATTTACTATCAAGCAAATGTCATAAATATGTTGGAGATGGTTAAGAGGATTATCGTTTGCATTGCTGTTTTCCGCTATAATTTTTAATAAATCTTAATAAATCTTTTATCATTCTGACAACTATTTTATTATTCTTTTATTGTTTTTTTGTTGTTAATTTGTTACTTTGGTTTTAAAGCTAACCTATTGGAGTAACAAAATGGCAACTGCTATCAATATAATTAAAGAACTTGATAAAATCAATTATCAAAAATATTTAAAAGTTCGAGCAAAGAAACTTACTAATGGCGGTTATTCGGTTTATCTCGACATCTGGCATAATGGGAAGCGGCAATATATCTTCTTGAAAATTCGTTTGCAGAATATTCCGTCCAGCAGGGATTCAGATATTGATTTATTGCGTTTGGCTATTGCGATCAGAGACAAGAAAGAAATTGAATTGATTAGTAATTCTGCCGGCTTTGAGGTTGCTGGTTCCGGTAAGGCTGATTTTCTGGCCTACTTTCAATACTGTTTATCTAAGCGGGAAAAAGAAGCGCAAAATCATATTAATGGCAATTGGTACGGAACTCAAAAAAAGCTTGTTGAATTTAGTAACAACCGGGTAACATTCGCGGATTTGGACTATAAATTTTGTAAGCGGTTTTTAGAGTTTTTGCAAAGTAAGGATTATAAGCCGGCAACTGTTCAGAGTATGTATTGCAGTATTTTTAAGGGCGTTCTTAATCGGGCGGTTAGAGATGGCATTATTCCCAAAAATCCAGCCGATGGGTTGACGGTTCCGGTTCCTGACTCTGAAAGACAATTTTTAACTTTTGAAGAACTTAAACAGTTGATTTCTACGCCTTGTAATCATCCAGAAGTTTCCGCAGCGTTTTTATTTAGTTGCTGGACTGGCTTGCGGCATTCTGATTTAAAAAACTTATCTTTTGATCAGATCAAAGATGGTTATATCGGTTTTAAACAGGCTAAAACGGGCGGAGTGGAGCGAATAAAGTTATCTGAAAACGCTTTAGCAATTATCGAAAGACGACAGGTGAACAACCACGGTAAGTGTGTTTTTAAAGTACCGCATTTGCAATGGGTTAACCGGCAGTTAAAACTGTGGGTATTGTCAGCCGGAATAACCAAACATATCTCTTTTCATTGCGCCAGACATACCTTTGCTACGCTCTGTCTGACCTATGATATTGATTTATTTACTGTGAGTAAGCTATTAGGGCATAGAGATATTAAAACGACTCAAATCTATGCTAAATTGATTGATAAGAAGAAGGATGAGGCAATTGATAAGCTGCCGAAGATTTAAAGATCAAGTTTTTGTTGTTCGCCTCTTGGAATGTGTTTTAGTACTTTTAATATTTCGTATTCTTTGTTTACAAATGTATTAACCGATTTATCAAATTCCTGTTTAATTTTTAAATCCACAAACAGGGCATCGCCTTTGCCGAATCTTAAACCGTTGTCTATTAATCCAAAGAAACTTTCATCAATCATTAGTGCGGAAATTCTGTTGCCATCATAAATAAAAGACCAGCGGTGTTTTACTTCCATTACTATTTTGAAGATGTTTATAGTTGCCTGTTTAGTGATATAGCGGTGTGTTTTATCATCGAAATGTACATTGCCGCCTATGGTTTCAAACTCTGTTGACGGTGCTTTAAATAATGATTTTTTGTTTTTATCTAAAATGTTAAAAGAGGTTATATTTTCATCTTTTGCCATGTATGCAAAGATATTGCCGGTATATTCATTGATCTTTTGACCTCTGTCAGCGGTTGTTAATACCACAAAAACACTATCAACTGTGGCGGTTTTATCTTCATCATTGGTTACTTCGACTTTATTGTCAGAAAGTTCTTTAGTTGCCTTTGGTGGTTTGCCTTTTAAGAATTGACGATACGAAAACAGACCGCCGACTATTGCCATAAGTGCAGCCGAATACTCTACATTGTCTTTTGAAAAGATGCTTAATAGAGTTTTGCCTAAAGACGATATAATATCAATATTCACATCAAAACTACCAGGAGAAAAACTCTTTATTTTAACTTTGATTTCAGTGTCTTTGCTGGTAATGCTGTTGATCTGTTGATTAACTTCTTTTAAAAGTTCGTTGAAATTATTTAAGGTATAAATAAAAGTGTCCGCGTCAATTTCGTTAGTTTTGCCATCGTATTTTATTGTAAATAATTCAGATTTTTGCATTTTACTTATTTCCTTAATTTATCGTAATTTTGCGTTTAATTCTTCGAGTTCTGCAAGGTGTTTCTTGGTCGCATACTTGTTGACAATAAACTGATCATTGGTTAATATTAGTAATACTTGCTTATTAGACTGTTCAAATTCACGAACATCTATTACCGTTACATTGTTCGGTGGAGTGTATGCCTGAAATTCTAATTCTTTATATTTGTTGATACTTTCTATTATAGTTATATTACTAGCTGTGGATTGCCCGTTTATAATATACTCATAACCCTCTAGTTCTTGAAAAATAACATCAACGCCAGTATCGCTTGTAATAGCAAACCAAATTCCACCATCATCATGGGAACGCCCGATAATCAACCCACCTTTGCGGACATCTATTGTGTAAAACTCGGTAGATTGTACTAATGTTTCAACTTTAACGAAAGGATTTATATTGTTACGAAAACTTTCTAAAACAAAATTGACTAAGCTCACTGATTCTCCTTGTAATGGAATTACCCCAAGAGTTGATTATACACAAGGCGGTTTGGTTAGATTTGATCTTACACAAGATGGCTTGGCTGGTGAGGGCTTAAGGACAACATCGCCAATGACAGAAGCCGAACTTGATGCTTTAATTGATAAATTAGTTGCTTCTAATTCCCTTTAATTACCAGCCCTCGGAGTCTCTGAAATTCAGCGGTGTGCTTTGCCGAAATTCCACGATGTTTGATTTAGAAGTTACCCGGTATTTTTTTTTTCCGCAAGATGATTATGCGCGCAGGCATCTTTTATTATGCTTTTGAGCAATTCTAAATTCGCCTCCAGCTTATCGATAACCTTTTGCAATTCCGCACAGTTCGGGCATTCCCCCTCTGGCTGATCCGTGAGAAACATCGAGCCAGTGCCGGTGAGGAGCCAGTGAAGGTTGATGTTATAGGTGGATACAATTTTGTCTAATACCTCTTTTGTTGGTATTATATCACTTTTTTCGTAACGATAAATAACTGATTTTTGCACACCAACTACTTGTCCGAGTTCTTCACCGGATAAATTTAAATAATCTCTAAACTCTTTTAGCCTTAAACCGAGCATATAAATTAAAATAATGCAAAATTGCATCCTTTTTTCTTGACAGGGTTACAAATTTGTATTATCTTACCCTTGTAATTAAGTTTACTGTAAACTTGATTTAGTAATGATCATTGAAAATATAAGGAGGTTTTGTGAAACTAACAATTTGGTCGATAATTAGAAATAATAACCTACGAGTAAGCTATAAAGTGATTGCCATCTTTAAGACGCTTTTCAATTTCAAGAATCGCATTTAAAGCTTCTGGCTTGAAGTGCTGTTTTTTAACCAATTTTTCTGTAATAGTCTTACAGTGCTTTAATTTTGGTTAAATCCTTTTGTTCTCTACATTCTATTTTTTAGCAACTCATAAAAGTTCTCTCTTTTGGATATAGCTAAAAATAATATGGTGACAATTTGATCGTTAACCAAATAAGCAATTCTGTATTGCACACCGTTACAGCCGAAATGATAAGACCTAACACCGGACAGATTGCCGGTTAACGGACTGCCGGATTGAGGATTGTTAACAATTTCCGGGATGCAAACATCGTGGATTTTATCAACAACCTGCTTGTCCAGCCGTTTGATATCTTTTTTGACTTGCGGATGATATTCTTTAGCGTACGCCAAAAACTTCCTCGTGTGTCAGGGTTTTTACTCTGCCACTTTCAATCTGTTTTTTGCGTTTAAGTATCTCTTTATCGTCCCTGGTTTCTAAAAGATACAATAACTTAGCTTTTGCCTTATCATTAAGATTAGCAATCATTTCAGCTAGTGTTTCAATCTCTATTTCGGCTGTGATCTTCATTTTCTCTATTCCTTATCTATAGTGATCTTGAGTTTAATCTTTACTTTGTAAATCTTTTGTTTGCTGCTTTTTGCCGTAAACAAACATACCTACTAATGCTAACACTGTTGTTGAACCGAATAGTCCGCCCACTACTGGTTGACCATTTAAAGCAAGGTACGAGGCAGAGGTTATAAAAGTTAATGCCAAGACAAAGCCCATTATTTGACCGCGTGTACTTTCTTTGAGCTGAGTAGTAATTGATAACCTTTCTAACTCTATACGGTGTTTTTCTTGTTCTTCATACCGCTCAAACAACACTCTTGCCGCCTCTGGATGAAGCTTTTGATAATGCTCAATCATCTGTGGCGGTGGAAATGGTCCCGAATAAGAGTATGAAACTTGACTGATTCGGGCAATGGCAATTCCAAGTTTATCTTTGGGAATTAAATCAATAAAGGGCTTTAATTCATCTGGAACAACTGGCTGTATTTCTTGATTGTGTTTACTCACTCTTAAGCTTCTTTAGTAAATTGCCGAAACTTTGACCAATTACACCCCATGAAGAATTAAACGCCTTACGATTTGCCTCTTGTGGCGTTTTTGAAGTGTTAAATTTGTAGTAGTTTCCCCAAATATTAAAACAACTCCCAATACCTGTTGTGATACTGCTTTTGGAAGCAAGAAAATTTGTTTGATATTTTGGTTTACTATAATCTGTCATATTCCTATTCCTTATCTATAGTGATCTTGAGTTTGCTTGCGGGATTTACCCGTGAACATAGAAAGCATTGGTATTAGCGCGGTTACTAATGTAACAAAACCGCCAATTTGTTTGTCGAGATATAATAGAAATATACCACCGGACATACTGCCTAACACCATGATGAAGCCTAGAATTAAACCAAGGGTATCGTTACGGGTTGCAGTATTTACAATCTTGGTTTCAACAAAACGCCTTTGATCACTTTGTTTGTAGAAATCATCAAATATTTGCTTAGCAGTACCGGGTACAATTGATTCATAATGTTGTATTATATTGGGTGGTGGTAATGGTCCAGAATAGTGCAGACTGGTAACAACTTGTTGTTTATTTGATTTGTGCTTTGTAGGCTTCAATTGTTCTCCTTAAGTCTTGCCCGATTGTTTCTAAGTCTGCCTTGTATGCTTCAACATCGCTATGCTGTTTAATTGGGTTGGCTATTCTGCCCCAGTTAAAAAGCCTGCGCATACCGCCTAAGAATGACGGCATTTCAATGTATTTAAATGATGATGACTGTTTCATATTCCTAATCCTTACCTATAGTGACTTTAAGTTTGCTTCCACAGTTGGGGCAGTGTAAGCCGGTATCCGGGAGAGGCTCTAAGAACATACTGCCGGTGCCGGTTAGGAGCCAGTGAAGATTGATGTTGAAAAACTCTACAATTTTGTTTAGTACATCTTTATTGGGCAAAGTGTCATTTAGTTCATATCTTGATACGGCAGACATAGCAATATTTATCTTATCCCCAAACTCTTTTTGAGTAAGATTAATACTTTCTCTAATATTTTTTAGCCTTAAACCGATCATAATTTTAAAAAACTATACAAATTTGTAAAATATTGCTTGACAACTATACAAACTTGTATTATCTTACCCTTGTTAATTGAGTTTCACACTTGATTATAAGTTTAGGGCGGCACGGTCGCCAAACTAGTCCGCCCTGAACTTTCCCGTTCATTGACATATCGCTTCTGACTAACCGGTTTGTTTCAATCCTTGTTTTACTGGATTGGAAATAGTCCGCTAAAGAAAAGCAATAGTCAGGTCAAGCCGCGTACAGACTCTTCCTATTTATAATATAAAACAAGGGAGAGTTAAAAACAATTAAATTAATTATTAAATAAGGAAAATAACATGCTTGTGTTAAACAAAAAGACGGTTGTGTTTGACCCTGATCAGTGGTATTCCTATAGAGATATTGCCCAAAAACTTAATATTGATATCAAATCTCTTGAATACATGGTTAAGCACAGCCCAGATGAATTGACCGCGGTTAAATTCGGTCCACGAAACACCCGTTTTAACGGGGCAGAACTAAACAATTTTATCAACAACCCGGCTAATCACCGGTATAATCGTAAGGTTAAGAAAATTAAGGATGAGGCGGTGTAGGATGGATGAAGTTTCTATTCGGGGATATTTAATACCTGCAAAAAACATACTTGCCGAATTAAAAATCGGTGATCGTCACTATTACTATGTTAAAGATGGTATCTTCAACAATGGATCAAAATGCGTTGCCAGAATGGAAAAAAATCGCAAGGACAAAGATTGCGCCGTACTGACAACTATTGAAGAAAGCATCACTAATACTAAAAGTGTTTTTGCTAAAAAAAGAACCATCCTTGAAAATTTCATCAACTCACCGGAAAACAAAGCAATTGGGAGTGCCGAGTTTTTTACACCAAATACAAATAGTGTATGCTACTGGAAACCCATCAATGATATAGTGGATAGGCTTTGGCATATTTGCAAAAAATACGCTGTGAAAATATCAAGAAACGAACTTGGCAAATATAAAGCTGCCAATCTTTGCGATCTATGCGAGTTGATGTTGGGCGGAAAGCTTAAAAATCGGCAATACATCCTTGAGCATTTAAAATCCTAAATTACGAGGTTCAAATTATGAACGAATTAACAACAATCAAATTTCACGGTGCCGATCTGGTCACTGTTAATAAGGATGGCAAAATCCTTGTGGCAATGAAACCGATTGCAGAACATTTGGGGCTTGACTGGAATGGTCAGCTCCAAAGAATTAAACGAAATCCGACACTAAAAAGGTCGATGTGCATAATACACATTGATACCACAGATTGTGGAGACAGGGAAGCCACGGCACTACCGCTTGAGTTTTTGAACGGTTGGTTGATGGGCGTTTCGGTCAATCAAGTCAAGCCGGAAATCAAAGACCGGTTAATGGAATATCAAGACGAATGTTACCAGGCCCTCCACGACTACTTTTTTAAAGGCGTTGCCATCAATGACCGCCGGATCGCGGAACTGGAGACGGTTAATCATGGCTTGACTGATAGAGTTCAGACCTTAAAAAACGAATTGGATAAAACGGTCGATAACTTTGATCGGCTCTATTACAATGCTCTGGACGGCAAAAAAGAGTTGCACGATAAAGTTGTTACCCTGGAACAGCAAGTAGGAGAACTCCAGTATGAAAACGGAAGGCTGGAACTCAAAATTATTGAGCAGAACGAAATTCCTGAATGGCTTTTAAAGGAGCATGTAAGGAAAAGGGCTCAAACTCTTGCACAAAGTGCCAAGGTTGAAGTAAAAACTGTTCATATTAGGATTTACGAATACCTAAAAAATCACCACAATTTTAATGTAATGGAAGAATCTGAATATTATGCCAGCAAACTTGATGCTATTGAAGCAAAAGGATTATTGCCGGTTGTTAAAAAATTCTTGGATAGGCAGGGGGCTTGATATGAGTGTTGAAGAAGCTTTAAAAACGCTAACAAATGCCGGCTGGAATGTTGAGCTAAGTAAACCGCAACCAAAGGTTATACGCTACAACATCAAAGAAGTTGCTGAAAAAATGGGATATAGAAGCATTCAGACGGTTTACTCTCTGATCAATCCGATACACGGAAAAGCACCAAGAATGAAATGCGAGCGAGTGGGTGGAACGGTTTATATTCACCAGTCACACATTGACGAGTATTTGAACCGTAAGGGCAAGATCAGTAAAACAAAATCTGATTATGAAGCCGAGGCGGAAACTAAAATTATTTGCGGAGAAGTGAGATGAAAAGTAACGATTTAAAAGTAACGACAATAGATATCGCTTTGAACACAGGGGTGGCGATGGATTTTTTGTATAATCGGTTTGGTTTGGGAAGAAGAGATACTATTAGCGTAAGCGATTTACTAGTGAGGACAAAGCGAGCAGAATCACTTTCAGCTCCCTCTCTAAAACATAGATTCAAACCAATAATCGACTACTGCAAAACGGCGATACAACCCAAACCGGAAATAAAGGAAGTTGCAGCTAAACCTGAAACAATATCAAACAATACGCCAAAGAACGAACATCTATATACAGCTAAACAGCTTGCCGATATATACAAATGTCCGATTGGCATGTCGTATAAAGCATTCTCTTTCGCAAAAGATGGGGAATTGATTACAAAAATATCTGATGGAAATGGGCTAATAACCAAAACTTCTTCTATTCCTGCTTTCATGACCTGCTTAAAAAGAGTTTTAGAAAGCGACAAAGGGGGTGGTAATTACACCACTAAGGCTAAAGAAATACTAAACGCCTATAAAAAATACAATTTGGAGCCCGTAATTAAACCTATTAAAGAGTTGCCTGAAAATGAAAGCAAACCGGATTTAGAAACCATATCAAGCAATATGCACGATTTGATCAACGAAATAAAAGGCTTGAAAAGATTTATATACAGCGGGATTGAGCTAAATCAAGAACTCGTTGAACTCCAAAGAAAACGAAATGAAATAGCAGAAAAACACAACGAAATAGCAGAAAAACACAACGAAATAGCCCTAAAACAACTGGAGGTATGGACTAAATGAAAAACATAATCCTCACAATCCTAACATTAACAGCCCTATCATTTGGGGCTTTTTTTATGTCCTGCAAATTCGCTGACCGGATAGAAGAAAAACAGCAAAAACGAGAGCTCGTGACAATATCAAACAAACAAATCAGAGTTGATAAAATCATGACTGAATACTACGGTAAACCGGTGAACTTTGAAGCTTTAAACCGAATGACACCGGAGCAGTTGGACACAATAATTAAACAGGCGGGGTTTTAAGATGACTGATTTAGAAAAAGGGGCAAAACTCAAAGCCGAGCTGTTGGATAAGTATAAAAAAAGAATGATCCAAAACGAACCTAAAGACCGAAAAGCTTTTATTTGTGGATCTTTAGAGAATTGTAAACAACCAACTTTTACTAAAAACGAAAATTCCCTGCCAATTATCAGATGACAGGGAATTAACAGGAAACGAACCATGAAACTGTAATATAACGAAAGGACTTGATAATGTCAACTAAGATTATCGGCTTGCAGATTGAAAATTTGCGCAAAATCAGAACTGCTGAAATGCAGTTTGCAGAAAACGGACTAATCCAGTTCAAAGGCGAAAACGGACAGGGAAAAACCACGGTGCTTGATGCTCTAATGATCTTGTTTCAGGGCGATAGGGCACGCAATGATGACATGGTTACTCATGGAGAAAAGAAAGCAAAAATAACCGTTGATCTAGGTGCTTATATTGTAGAGAAAGTGTTCACCAATGACGGCACTCCAAAACTTAGCATCATCGAAAAAGCAACCAATCAGCCGGTTAAAAATCCGCAAAAGTTTTTGACTGATATGGTTAATCAGATCTCTTTTAATCCTTTCGACTTCCTGAATAAATCACCTCTTGAAAAAAATCGTTTTTTGATGAAGCTTTTGAAGATAGATTTTACCGAGATCAACAAACAACTTGAACTTACAGAAAAAGAGCGTACGGTTGTTGGGCGTGAAGTTGATCGTTTTGGCGTGATTGATCCGGTTAATCCCGCTGAAAAGGTGAGTCTAAAAGAACTCTATGACGAAAAGAAAGTGGTTGAAGATGAAAATCGGCAGATTAGAACAGATTATCAGAACAAATTTGCCGCCGAAAGTCAAAAGGTATCTGTTTATCAAAACGAACTTGGACAATACAACCGGACTAAAAAAGACCTGACTGACCAGGTGACTAAAATTGAATCTCAAAAAGATCGTAATCTTGCAGAAATTAAGAGATTGCAGGCGGAAAATAATCAATTAACTCTGCAGCTGATCGAGGTTGAAGAGAAGCGAGACGCTTTAATAGTTCCGGTTGAACCAATCATCTGCGAAATACCCGAACCGGTTTACAAATCAACGGCTACTATTGACAGCCAAATCGAAAACGCTGAATCTATCAATATCAAAGCTCACGAATACGCCGAATACTTAAAAAAACGAGAACAAAAACAAAAACTAAAAGATCAGTATGATGCTTTGACCGGTGATATTGAAGACCTTAGACAGCAGAAATTAAAAATCCTTGCCGAAACACCAACCGGAATTAACGGCTTGGTTATTACCGAGGAAGCAGTTCTTCACAACGGAATCACTTCCGAAAACTGGAGCGATGCACAGGGCATTGATGTTGCTGCTCAATTATGTATAGCGCAGAATCCAGAGCTTAGAGCGGTCTTTATTGACAAGGGTGAGAGTTTTGATAAAAAGAGGCTGGCAGCATTGCAGGAATGGGCTGAAAAGAATGACTTACAAGCCTTTGTGACGATTGTGGACGAAACCCCAGAATCGTTAGAGGACGGCGTATTTTACATTGAAGAAGGAACTATAATTACTAAATAGGAGAAATTACCATGGCAAACGAAGTAGCAACAAAACAGACTTTTTCTAACTTCTTAACTTCTCCGGTGGTTAAGCAGAAAATAAATGAAGTGATTGGCGGTGCAGGCGGTCAGCGGTTTATGACACAAATTCTTTCCGCTGTTACAAATAATCCAGCCTTGCAGGAATGCGAACAGATGACAATCTTCAATTGTGCGCTTTTGGGTGAGGGTTTAAAGCTCTCCCCTTCTCCGCAACTTGGACAATACTACATGGTTCCGTTTAAGGACAAAAAAAACAACCGGACGGTAGCGACATTTCAACTCGGTTACAAAGGCTATATTCAACTGGCTATCAGATCTGGGCAATATAAAAAGCTGAATGTTCTGGCAATCAAACAGGGTGAACTGATTAATTTTGATCCACTTAACGAAGTGATTGAGGTTGATCTTATTCAAGATGAAGTAGTCAGAGAAAACACGGCAACCGTTGGTTATTACGCAATGTTTGAATATACCAACGGATTTAGAAAAGCAATGTACTGGTCAATCGCCAAAATGATGGCTCACGCAAATACTTATTCGGCTGCCTTCTCTTCTGAAAATTATCAAAAGTTAAAAGATGGTAAAATTCCGCCGTCTGATATGTGGAAATACAGTTCTTTCTGGTACAAAGATTTTGACGGTATGGCATATAAAACGATGTTGCGCCAGTTAATCAGCAAATGGGGGATCATGTCAATTGATATGCAGACCGCCTATGAAAGCGACATGGAAATTAAAGACGAAAAAGGGAAAAATCTTTATCCGGATAATGACGGTGACAATTTTGGCATGATCGAGCCGCAAGAAGTTCAAGCAGATGCTAAAAACAAACTGGATGCCTTGAAAAATCAGAATAAAAAAGAACCCGAAACCGCCACGGTAGTTGAGCCGGAACCAAAGGTAAATAAAGAAACTGGCGAGATGAAAATGAGTAATAAAGATAAATTGACTGTTATGTTAGAACCTCACGCTGTTAATATCAATTACTTTGTACAGGAAAATGGGCTTGACGGAAATGACGACGATTCTTTAAAATTGATTGTTGAAAATGACAAACTGTTTAGAAGTTATCTGAAAAAATGTATCTAAACAAATCTGTGTGAACAAATCTGTGTGTAAACAAGGGGTTGCAACCCCTTGTTCAGTGATGGGATATTCCGGCGATCCACCGGATTGCCCCTACGAAAGGAAAAACGAACCATGAAAGATTTATCAACTATGCTAGACGGTATTTATACCGATATTTCGGACGAGGAATATTTTGGAGATAAAAGCCGGGTTAACTGCTCAACTCTGAAAAAGGTTATTCAATCCGGTTCTACTTCTTACTTGAAACAAATCGTTAAACCAACGGAAGCAATGAGAATCGGAACTGCTTTTCATACTTTAGTTTTAGAACCAGCAAAATGGGATGAAAGGTTTATTGTTGTTGAAGATTATGATGGTAGAACAGCAGCCGGCAAAAAATATAAAGAAAGCCTTGGGGATGTAGTCTTCATTGATGAAAAAGGTCGAGATTCTGACGACAATAAAAGAATCGCAATGAAAGAACCAGTAAGAGCGGAATTAGAAAACCTTAAAACCGGCTTACTGGTTGGAGCGGACGGCAAACCCACACTGGCAGCCGATCTGCTAAATCAAAAGGGCGATGTTGAGGCGGTTGTTTTGTTTACCTATCTGGGCGTTCCGTGCAAAATTAAGATTGATAAATTGCTGGAAGATTATCACTGCTTGGATGTTAAGACCTGTTTGAGTTGTAAATTGGAAGATTTTCAGAGAGCGACTTTTGATAGAGGTTATTTTATTCAATCAGCGTTTTACAAACTGGCTTTTAAGTGTTTAACTTCTGATTTACCGGAAAAGGCTAATGTCAAATTTACATTCCTTGCGGTGGAGAAGACGGATAATATCTGGTTAAACCAGTGTTACAATACCAATATTTGGGACGCTAAAGCACAGGCTTTGATTGATTACTATCTGCCGATCACTTATGAAGCTATGCAGACTAAAGCCTATTCGACTTATGCCGGACACAATCAGCAGGAAATTATCAGCCTTCCTTTAAGCGGCTGGATTGAAAAAAGTATTAACTCAATGCTTGGGTGTTAAACCAAAAGGTAACAACCAACGCAAAATTAAACAAAAGGGCAATTATGCAAAATTTACTTGCAATCAGGTTTAGGCAGTTGCCAATCCGTCTAAATATCACAAGTAAAGTATTGGCTGAAAAACTTTCTATTACTCCGCAAATGCTTATCAGATACCAAAAGGGGGAAGCCGTCCCCAGTGCTGAAATCTTGATTAAAATTAAATCATTGTTTAACTTTGATATGAACTGGTTTTTAAATGAGAAAATCAAAGACGAGGTCGTAAAGACTAGAATCATTTTGAAAGCTCCGATCTGCTGCTATTGTGGGGCATAACCAACTAAAGGCGGAACTTAAAACACTCCGCCTTTTTTATTTAACCGCAGAGGCGATCATGGCGAATCAATTTTATAAAATGGATATCAGCAAGTGGCATGATAGAACATCGACAGAAAGAATTATGCTACACCTTCTTGATAATTGTTCTTTTAGCCTTTCAAACGATTGGTTATCTAAAACGACAGGCTTTACCGTAAAAAATATAAAAAAGGTTTTAAAACAACTGCAAGATGATTGCATTATTGAAATTATTTATGACGGTAATCCTCACAATCAAAAAACTAAAAGAACGATAAAGATAATAAACCACTTCAAAGACACCAACTGTCCCCCACAGTAGTCACGGTGTCCCCCACAGTAGTCACGGTGTCCCCCACAGTAGTCACGGTGTCCCCCACAGTAGTCACTTTCTATTAATACTAGATTAATTATTATATTAATTACTAGATTAATTTAATAGAGTCAGTCAGTCAGTCCTTTGATTGATTAATTATTCCACGCGGGACAGATGCGCATGAGGACTTGACGACCGACTTTTTTTAAAAAAACAGGAGAATTTTAAATGTTAACTCCAGAGCAACGCAAGAATTTTGAGGTGTCGTATCCTGATTGTGATATTGACAAAGCTATTAGTCACATGGAAAGTAAATACGGTGACAAAATCACAAGTCCAGTAAATTTATTACATACCTGCATTAAATCAGACAGACAGAAATTTGCCAGACAAGAACTGCAAGAGCACACAGGATCAGACAGCAAGCCGAAAAACGCTAAAGAGCTGGAGAATGCAGAAGCTTACAGAAAATCAGCTATTGAGAAATTTAAGGCAGAACACAACATTTTAACCAATGGCTACCATAAGCCACGCTACAACTACGGAATCGAAGCAACCGGCACTATTGAAGAAAAGAGCTGCATCGAGCGAGCTTTAAGAACTGCATTTAATCCAGAGACTGAACAAACTTACGAAGAATGGATGCAAAAAGAATACGCTATCTTCTGCGGAAACTATCAAAACTTCAATATTGATTTTGACAATGTGATCAAATCCTTTGTTGACAACCTGGACAAACACAAGGGAACGCCGCTTCACGATTCTTACCCAAACTATTTTACTTACCGTTGCCGAAAGGTGGCGGATCAATGTTTAAAAGTCAATGATCCAGACGATCCCGACCGGATTAAAAATATGATCCGTTACGGCATGGACTTAAACGAAGCGTTAAACCAAAAGCAAAAAGAGGAAATGCAGCAGGTGAAGAACGATATTTGTCAACCTGTAATGGAAGAATTATTTTAAAAAGGAGGTGTTTTGAACACTTATCTATTTTTTGACACCGAAACAACCGGATTGCCAAAGGATTATAAAGCTCACTATTCGGATGTTGATAATTTTCCAAGACTGGTTCAGTTGGCTTGGATAATTTATCAGGAAGAGAAAGAAGTTTCATTCTCTGATTTTTTGATTATTCCAGACGGCTTTGAAATACCGGAAGCGGCTAGTGAGATTCACGGTTTTAAAACCGACATTTGCAAACATTACGGCTATGATCTAAAAAAGGTTCTCAATAAATTCTGTTCTGATTTTGCCGTTTCCACACATCTAGTTGCTCATAATGCCAGTTTTGACAAAAACATCGTATCGTCTGAACTTTTTAGAGCCGGAGCAGAAAAGCACGCTAAGGCAATTTTTGATCAAAATACGGTTTGCACGATGATGAAGTCAATCAAACACTGTAATCTTCCCGGAAAGTACGGTCCTAAGTTTCCAAAACTCCAAGAACTTCACGAGAAATTATTTGGATGCGGCTTTGAAGATGCTCACAACGCTTTGAATGATATTCGGGCAACTGCAAAATGCTTCTTTGAAATGAAAAAATTAAATTTAATCGGAGAATAGCCATGACCGAGCAACAATACGAATTACCGGGCTTAGCACTTACGCCAACCGGACGGATTAAAAAGCCAAAGGCAACCAGACCGCCAAAAGAATCAGACGAACAGACCATTTTGTTTAAATATCTCTGGGGAGTTAAACGACTTTCTTTGTGCTACTCAACTCAAAACGGTGTAAAAATCGGCGGTGATAGAAAGTTTGGGATTATTGCCCAGATGAAAAAGACCGGATTAAAAAAAGGTATTCCAGATATTTGCATCCCTTATGCCAGAGGCGGGTTTCATGGTTTGTACATCGAAATGAAACGGCAAAAAGGCGGTGTTATCTCTGATGATCAACATCAAATTGCCGAATGTTTAAGGGCGGAAGGTTATAAATCTGTTTTCTGCAAAGGTTTTGAGGATGCAAAAAAGGTTGTTGATGACTACTTTTTAAAACAACCGTCAGAAATGCCGTTTTAAGCGATCTAAATCGCTTGACGGTAAAATGTCGGGCGGTCTTTTGTTTTGCGAAATTTGAACAGCCAAAATAAGCGAGGGTTTGAAATTATGGTGGATAATCGAAAATATAATCTGTTAACATCGGTATTAGCGGTGGTATTGTTCGCTGTGGCGTTCTGGCTGACCGTTGCAATGATCGTAATTATTCTTTGTGGAGTGTGAGGTGATAAATTCAACTCTTAAAAAAATAGATGCTTTACTAATGGGGCAATCTATGAAAGATGAGGTTAAAAAAATATTCATGGAATACGCGAATAGAAAACCGCTCTTAATCTTTGAAAATGTTTCAAGCAATATCATTTGCAGTCAAATTACCGGCAATCGGCAATTATTAGATTTAACGCTGAAAATAACGCCGGAAAATATTGAAGCGGTTAATATTGCCTATCGTAAATCTGGGAAAATTAGAGTAATAATTGAGGTGCAGCCATGACCGAGCAACTCTCACTATTCCCAGATATTCCACCGCCGGAAGAAAAGGAAGCGCGTCAAAAAATCCAAGTAGATCCCGATTTTTGGAAAAATCACCATTCCCCCAAAACCTTTGGCTCTTACATCGGACAGGACGAAGACACTGTATGTGCCAAAATCGAGCGGGGAAAAATCAAGGCAATCAATCTTAATCCGGGTGGAGTTAAAGCCCGCTATGCCATACCAGTAAGCGAACTAGAAAAGTTTAAGCCGGAAGAGTACCGGGGAGTTTATAAACATTTGAGGGGCGAGGCGTAATTCATTAACTCTGTCCGGATAAAAACAAATCGGGCGATCCACCGGATCGCCCCTACGGTTATTGTATGGACAATGTCAATACAAATAATAATTAAAAAAGAGGTTCCAAAATGAAAAATCTACTACTAATCACAATCGCAATCTGCTTAATCTCTTGCCAAAAAGTGCAGGAAATTCAGCAGGAATCACACAAAGCACAGATGAAAAACATTTACCAAGAAACGATTAATCAGCAGTTAAAACAATGGGATATTATCAGCCGAAACGGAACCGATGCCGAAAAATGGGTTCACGCCCAAGTTGTGGCTGGCTGTTATTTACAAGCCGGAGACGAAGCTGGTTACAAGCAGTGGAGCGATAAGGCAAAAATATATGATCCAATGGGGAAATAGTTTTTTCCGATAAATCCGTACTGGCTTTGTGCTGGTACGGATTTTTTGTTTATTACTGGCTATGGTTAAAAAGAAAAACGATAAATTGACAGCTAAAATGATGCTGTTTTGTGAAGAATTGGCAAAAGGTAAAAGTCAGCGAGAGTCTTACAGTTTGGCGTATCCAAATTTAAAACGGTCTGATATTACAACCGACTCCAACGCGTCAGAAACCCTTAGAATCCCTAAGGTGTGGAACTATTATCAAACTCTTTTAAAACAGTCAGCAGAAAAGGCACAAGTCACAAGAGATGAAATATTAAACAAATACAAAGAAATTTACAATAGTTCGCCTGATGGTATGATTATTAAAAATTCAGACCGCTTAAAAGCTCTTGAATTGACTGCTAAGATGCTCGGCTTTAACGAACCAGATAAACTCGACCTATCCAACAAAGACGGCAGCCTAACGCCTACAATCAACTTTGTGATGAATGGAGTTATCAAAGATGCAGATTAACACGGCTTTTAATCCGGCGTTCGCCAAGGTGTTAAACACTAAGGCACGGTTTAAATTCCTGTTTGGTGGGCGTGGTTCTGGCAAATCGTTTGCTGTTGGTGATGTGCTGATTGCCCGGTCTGTTGCCAAGTCGCTTAATATCCTTTGTGCTCGGCAAATTCAGAGTTCTATCACTGATTCCGTGCAATCGTTATTAACCGCACGGGCTGAAAATATGCAACTGGCTGACAGTTTTAAACCGACTCAAGCGGAACTGGTGAACAGGTTCGGGAGTCGGTTTATTTTTAAGGGCTTGAAAGATCAGATGGCGCAGAACTCGGTTAAATCCATCTTTGATATTAATTATTGCTGGGTGGAGGAAGCGCAGGCGGTTACGCAGGATGCTCTTGATTTACTAATTCCGTCAGTTCGTGCTAAGGGTTCGGAGTTGATCTTTACTTATAACCGCTTAGCTGATAACGATCCGGTGCACAAATTGTTTACAAGCCTTGCCGATTCTGAAAAGAAAAAGGTTTTTGAAACTGATTCCGGTTGCTTCACCTGGACAGAGTATTCCGGCAATAACATGGCTGGTGTGTTTGTTAACTTTGATGGCAATGTATTTTTCCCTGAAGAACTGGAATTCGACCGCAATCATTGTTTGGAGAAATTCCCGGATGATTACGGACATATCTGGCTTGGTCAGCCGTTAAGTAAAGAGCTGAACACGATTATCAGCAGGGTTTTAATTGCCGAAGCGATGAGCCGTAAGGTGTCAGATGACGGGCAGGTGCAAATCGGGTGCGATGTGGCACGATATGGCGATGACAAAACCGTGGTTACTAAGCGCAAGGGTTTGAAAGTTTTTCCGCAAAAGGAATATTCTAAATTATCAGTGCCAGAGGTTGCCCGTTATTGCATGGAAGCCGGTGATTTTGATAAATCTATTCTGATCAAGGTTGATGATTCCGGTGTTGGTGGTGGTGTTACTGATATTCTGAAAGAAAACGGCTACAATGCCGCCGGTGTAAATAATGCACAAGTTGCCAAAGAACAAGATCGCTATCCTAACGCAATATCTGAAATGTGGTTTGAGTGCCGTGAGTTGATGAGCCAATTAGAATTGCCGAATGATACCGCCCTGAAAGATGAACTGGCTGGCAGGCGATATGGTTTGGATGCCAAAGCAAGGCGATTTGTTGAGAAGAAAGATGATTATAAAAAACGCTATGGCAAGTCGCCAGATAGAGCGGATAGTTTGCTTTTGTGTTTGTATCAGCCGGAAATAAAAGCCGCCCCAGTATTCCAAAAACTAAACATTAACATAAAAGCATGGAAGTGACAATATGAATAAAACAAACAGAGCCGTCCGCTTTTACTACGAAAAGAGCGAAAACATTTATGATGCGTCTTATACCGCTGAATACGGGCTTGACGAGAAGATTAAGCCAATCCATAACCCGATCAAGCCAGCTGTGCAAACACTGTGCTCTTTGAGCTTACAGCAGGTTATTGAGCATAATGCAGCAGACAGGCAGAAGGTTGCTGTTGATGATCTTTGGAAAAACAGTGGTATTCAGACGGTTAAATACCAGTTAATGATTGATCTGCTGTTGTATCGGTACGCCGCTGTTTGGATCAATAAAGATAATCTGATTACCCGGCTGAATCCATCAACTGTTACTTACGAAAAAGAAGCTGAAAAACTTCTGAAAGTTGCCATTACCGGAGAGCGCAAAGAGTTTGTGAATGGTGTTTTGAAAGTAGTTCCGGTTAAGCGGGTTTATTACCAGGAGGGGAATAATTGTTTTGTTATTGATAATGACGAAAAGCCGCTGCCGATTATTGGTGATGTTATGCCCGTTACGATTATTGAGACCGGCTATGATTTAGAGCACCTGCTTGACATTACTGATGACATCAACGAAAAGCGGGCTTGGTTGCGCAATATTTACAAGATGCACGGTAATGCTATTTTGAATTTACAGCAAGGCGGAAAGCCTGCCACCGGTGACATCGAGGTGAACAATGGTTATAACTTCTTTCAGTCCGAGGGTGTTTTAAAGTATGTAGAGATGCAGGGGAATGTTGCACAGCAGATTTCCAATGATATAAATGTTCTGAAAGAAGATCAAGCGGTGGAGTATCCTGAATCTGCTCTAAGCCGTGTTTTAACTGGCAGCAACATTTCGGAGAATACTTCCAAAATCCGTTTTGCTGATTTGGAAAGCAAAGTGAACCGGTTGCGTGGTGAGCTTTCTGGTGGATTGGTGGAGATCACAAATAAAGCACTGACAATGGCCGGCAAGGGCAGCGTTGACAACCTAGCTATTAAGTTTGAGGATATATTCCCTAAGCAAAACAATTATGATGATGAAACGAAAATTGCAGACTTAGCCGTTAAATACAAAGAGCTGAGCAATCAGAAGCTTTGGAACGAATATCGGGCAAGGGTTGATCTGCCGCTATTTGATGATGGCGATGATGCTAATGGTTCTGAATGGCAGGATTTTGTTAATAATTAGAAATAGTTGGGTATGATGTGTGCGCAAGGGGTAGCTACCCCTTGTTCAGAAACGGAGTTGAGGAGTTATGGCAGATCAAATTGATACATACGCAATTGAGTTTAATAAATCAGTGTTAAAAGGTTTGAAACTTTCTATTGCTGATATTTATAAACAGCTGGTTAAGCATGGCAGGGGTGGAACTAATGCCGGGCAAATCCTTAAGCATCGTATTGATAGAGTTGCTATGACTGAACTTTGTCCGCAAGTATTCAAAGCAATTACAGAGCAGTACGAAATGATGAAACGACCGGACGCTTCAATGATGAAAAACGGTGTCCGGTATGATCAATTTAACTGGGATATTAAAGACACGGAAACCTTAGACATCTTGCGCAAGAACAATGTTTTTCTGACTTCTAAATACTACAATCGTCTGGAGGCGGGCAAGGTTCGGGAACGGATTGAGAAAGCTTTCACGGAGGGTAAAAGTCCGGCTAGTATCGCCAACGCTCTACGGTTTGAGTTTGGCGATCTGAATAAGGGCTTGCGGGCTTATAACGAAATGTTTGTTGATACGATTAGCCATACTGCTAGGAATTTTGCCAATATTAATACTTATCAGCAGATTGGGGTTGAGTATAGTAAGATTGTAGGCTTTAAGGATGAATTAACCTGTCCGCAGTGTTCACGGTTGATTGGACGGATTGTATCGGTAGAAACGCAGGCAAAGGCGGTCAATGATTATCTATCCGTGGACTTTGAGAAACTTGGTTATGATAAAGCTCTTGAGCAGATTAAAACGGTTAATCCTTGGTGGACTGAAAAGGGATTGATTGGTGCGGGATTTGAGAAGCCGAATTATAAGAGTGATGCTGAGAATATTCGTGAGACTGCTAAGTTGATTCAGCCGGGGTTGGAGTTGCCGATTTTTCATGGTAGGTGCAGGTGTTCTACTGCTGCATATTTTGGAAATAAGGGAAGTTTGCCGTTGGTTTCGGGCGGCGGCGGTGGTATATTACCAGTTAAGCCGGTAGTTGCTAAGCCGGTTAAACCAGTGACAAAGCCAGCAGTGCCGACTAAAATAAAACCATTGATAAAACCAGCTCCAGACGATTCTATCATTGATATTACGGGGAGTAAACCGTTTGATTTGAAGATTCAAGCCTTATCAAACAAACTAAAAGCAGCCAAAACCGCAAAAGATGTTGAAGATTTATACAAACAACAATTAGGGTTAATAAATTGTAATTTGTCAGGCATTGATTTAAACCTTGCAAAGTTAAATTTATTAAAGCTTGATGAGTTGGTAAAGTCCTATAAATGCGATTTGGCAAACATAGAGAGTATTATTAACGATAGTGTTTTTGGTCATTATGATCCAAGAACAGAAACGATTGGCTTAAATGCTAATTCATTCAGCGACTTGAGAGTTTACAGGAAAAGCCGTATAAGGGAAGCCGGGAGTGGAAATAAAGTAAAAGTTGATGATAAAAACAGAATACTCTCAACTACTGTTCACGAATTAGCACATAGCATTGTTTTAGAAAATAAAGCATCTTTAAATTACGCTAATGAAGTTTGGAATCCAGTTAGAGAAATAAGACAGGCGTATATTGATGAGGTTGATAAACATTTAAAGGCGTTTTGGAAAAGCAAAGGATATACAGAAAAAGGTGTTAGATATTCGGGTAAAAAGGCTAGAATAGAACCTGGTGCGTATGATTATGTTCGCCAGCAAATGGGCAATAATTTTATCAGTAAATACGGTGAAGATGGAGCGGGTAAAAATATGTGGTCAGAATTTGTTGCAGAATCTTTTACCAAAGCCAAACTTGGAACGCCCGGGAAATACGATGGCCAGGTATTAACAATAATTGATAAATATTTTAAAAAGTGAGGTATATTATGACAGACCCAATGATGCCAAGAAGTTGCGGATTTTGCAAACATTATAAAAGCAAAGTTGACAAAGTAAAAAAAGAACTAATTGGTTATTGTATAGCTTTTCCAGATGAAATTCCGGCAAAATATGAAGATAATTATTTTGAGCATACAGAAGTTTTGCCAGAGCAAACCGGTGATTATGTATTTGAGCCAAGAGATTATTCAAAAAATAAATAACCGAAAACAAAAAGTTAAATAAAACTCTTTTCATCGCCAAATGACAAGACACAACCGCAAGCTCCGAAAGTTCGGGCGTAAGCATTACGCACCTACGATTGGGGCTTTTTTTGTTGCCTAAAATCCGAGCTTTCCGCCCTTGCTTTTATATCTGATAATCTGATTGTATATAGCCTAGATTGTTAATTAAAAACGAGGGAAATATGGCTGGTTATGATTGTTTGGAGATGGCGGAATATAACGACTTTGTTGTTACGCAAGGGCAGAAATTTTGCTTTAGCACTTATTTGCGGAAAAATGGTGCAGTTATTCCGCTTACCGGATTGAAAGCGAGAATGACGGTTGCCTATAAAGATACTGCTGAAATTGGTTTGAATCTGACTACTGAAAACGGCGGAATTACGATTGTTGATGGCAAGCTTAATATTGTTGCCAACTCCGTGGCGACTAAGCTTTTAAAGGTTAATCCTGCGGTGTATGAATTAGAGCTGATTGATAGCACTGATGAGGTGATCGGTTATTTGGGCGGAAACATCAAGATTAAGCGGGGGATTATTCAATGAGTGAAGTTGTGATTGAAAAAGATGGCAAAGAAATTTTGATTGAAAAGAATATTATTATCAATCAGATTACTGGCGGCGGTGATCAAGTACAGTCTGATTGGAATCAATCATTAATCGCAGCCGTCGATTACATCAAGAACAAGCCTGTTATTCCAGCGGCACAACTCCAAGCCGATTGGAATCAATCATTAATCACAGCCGTCGATTTGATCAAGAACAAGCCTGTTATTCCTTTAAGTCTTGTTGAATTAAATGATGACGCGGATCATAGAACTGTAACTGATGATGAAAAGACTGCTTGGAACGGCAAATATATAAATGGAAATAATCTTTTAATCAGTGGAACTAACACCATTATGTTTGATGGTGATAATGAAATATTTAGAAATGGAGACGGTGCTCTAATTTTTAGTTCATCTGCTAGTAGTTTCACTGGAAGTATTTCAGCTAGTAATTTAAGTGGAACTAATACTGGCGATCAAGATTTATCTAATCTTGTTATTAAAGAAGCTGGTAAAGGTTTATCGTCAAATGATTTTAAAAATGATGATAAGAATAAGCTTGACGGTATTGAAAGCGGTGCGCAGGTTAATGTAGTTCCGACTTGGAATAGCGTAACCGATAAACCGGAAACATTTCCGCCTGCGGATCACAATCATGCCGGAATGGTTGTTAGTTCTACAATTACCAGTATCGTAACACTAACACAAACCACTTATGATGCCATACCAATCAAAGACCCGAATGTCATGTATGTAATTACAGGGGTTTAAGATGTTATTTGGTGATAATATTTATATTGGCGGTACTGCTGTTGATAAAATCTATCTGGGCGATACAGAGGTTTGGTCTGCTATTCCTGCCGATGTAAAGGCGCACATTGCTAGAGTGCTCGCGGATGGAGGAACTGTGCCGGAACAAGTAAAAATGGTTTCGATGGTTAAACAGTTGATGGCTGCTAATCTGTGGAATAATTGTGTATTTTTTGGTTTACCTTTGGGCGGTGTGAAGAAAGATGGCAATCAGTTTGTTTCAAAGGTTTACGATTTAAAAAATAACGCCGATTTAGTACAAGCAACAGGAACGCGTCAACCAACATATTATAACGACGGAAGTTTATTGTTTGATGGTGGCGACTGTATGTTATCAGCAACACTTGGTGTAGCAAACCCTATAAGAACGATAACAACAAATATGAGCGTTAGTTTGTGGATAGATATAAAATCAGCTACATATGACCAAGCGATTTTTGATAGATGGGGAACTGGTTCTAGTGCTAATTCAAATTGGTTAATCTATATTCAAGCTAGTGGATTATTGAGAGTATATATCACCGGTATATCAACGGCTGCTAAAATATTTGCAACAACCGTATCTATGGTTAATAGAGGTTTAACACACTTCACATTTACCTACAATGGCAATGCTATGGATGGCAGTGTAAATGGTATGTTGAAATTATATATCAACGGTGTCGAACACTCTCCAACTAAAGTTACAAGTCTTAATAGTACTACATTATATTCAAATGATAAGCAATTACAGATAAGTGGATTTAACGCATCCACAGTTAATAACTTAATTAAAAATAGTGGATATGTAGTATTACCAATGGTATTTAATTCAACATTAACAGATGCTCAAGTGTTATGGAATTATAATAATATCAGACCGGAGGGCGTATAATGTACGCAATAGTTAAAACAATAGATGAAGCAGAATTGCTAAATACTTATATCAAGAATTGGTATTATAAAGATATTCCTAATGCCTGTTTTGACAAGTGGTCTGATATAATCGAGGTAGATAATGGCTATGCTTTGCAGATTATGCCAGAGTGGAAGGATTATACTGTTCCTGAATTTGTTGTGAACGGAATTGAATTTGTTGATGAAATTGAAGATAAGGAGAAACAAGATTGGACAATATAGAACGCTACGGGCTTGCAACAGTTTTACTGTTTTTAATCCTTAAAGAATCAATCGCATTTTACAAGGGCAGAATTAAAAAATCGGACAGCACAGAGGATAAATTTGTTAAAGCTCTAACGGATAATTTAAATAATGGTTTAGACAAGATCAATAGCACTTTGCAGGAAATCAAGTTTATTGCCTGTAAAACCACTTTGGCAAAACATGAAGTTATGCAGATCGTTGGGGATAAGTTTCAAATCCATATCCGTAAAAAGCAGACCGTTTTAAACGATATTTTAGAGAAAAATAACCTCAAAACTAGGCGTTGTCAAATTGAGCAGCGAATTTCAACGGAGTTTAGAGAAATTACACGCCAGGAGTGCTCGGAGATGAATGTTTTCAATACCAAAATTGGAGCCGTGGGAACTATTATCATGGATATGATTGACTGGGAAAAATTCTTGTCTGCTATCAATGAAATTGTTTTTAGTGATGACGAGAAGAAAACCAAGTTAAGAGATACCGAAACACTGATGAATAGTTATGTAAGCGAGATCAAGGGCAAGATTGAAGAAATGATGGTTATTAGAGAACGCAACACAGAAAGCTTTATTGAATAAATCGTAGGGGCGATCCGGTGGATCGCCCGAACCAAACCAACGCCCGAATATGTGATCTGAGTGCGCAAGGGGTTGCAACCCCTTGTTCAGTGATGGTGATGGTGATGGCGGTGGAGCTTTCCGACATATCCGACAATGTTTTTGTTTTTATGCTTTGTATATTATATTTGTATTTTAGAGAATATAATTAAATCAAAGGTTTAGCAATGAAAATGATTTCAGACCATTTCTCTTATAATGAGATGACCGCAACTACAAAGAAGCTTTTGAATATTCCAAAGTTTAATGACGAGGTTAATTTGATTCATCTTTGTCATGATGTTTTGGAGCTGGTGCGTGCTTTGCTTGGCGTTCCTATGATTATTAGTTCAGGCTTTAGATGTGAGGCTGTTAATGATGCTGTTGGCGGTGCTGATCATAGTCCGCATTTAGATGGCTTAGCTGCTGATTTTTGCCCAAATGGCGTGCGCTTAAACGATGCTTATATTTTAATTAAAAGCTCAAAGATTCCGTTTGATACGCTGATTTTAGAACCAGGCTGGTTACATATTTCAGCGAGTAAAGGCGTGCCTAGACGAAAGGCTTGGATAGCGTGAAATTTTATAACCTGATATATCCAAAGGGTTGTAAAAAATCGGCTGCATATCTTGCCAGTAATGGTTGCGGTGCGGACGGGGCTTTGTTTGACTTAGTGCCGGATAATTTCCTTGGCGTTGATATATCGGAACCCTGTAAAATTCATGATTACTGTTATTTTATCGGTGGCACGGAAAAGGACAGAGAGTTAGCCGACAGAATGTTTAGAAGTAACCTTAGGACTTGTGTGCTAAATGATGATAATTTAATCTTCAGAGATACTAATTTAAAATTATGCGAGCTGTACTATATCGCTGTTCGACGGTTTGGAATGTCAAATTTCAATTATAATGATAAATCGTAGGGGCGATCCACCGGATCTCCCCTACGGTTAAATAAATAAAATGGAGAAAACAAAATGAAAAAATACCTGTTATCACTGTTACTAATGTTCGCGGTGTTTGCGTTCGCCCAAGCTGCCGGTGATGCCGGAGCTAACACAACTGCCGGCGTTGGCGCAACTACCACAACCACAACCGGTACTACTGGTGGAACACCTGGTGGACAAACGATTGAAACCACTGCTGCAACTCTCAAAGAGTTAGAAGACCTTAGGAAAGCCGTTGCTGATCAAAAAAAAGAATTAGACGACCAGAAAACCGCTGCCGAGTTGGCGAAACTTAGCGAGGTTGACAGAGCAAAAGCCTTGCTTGATAATGAGCGAAAAGCGCTTGATTCTGATAGACAGAAACTAACTCTTGATAAAAATAATGTGTTTGCCAAATCTGTTTTGTTGAGTGAAAATATTAATATTGGTGGTGAATTTCTACCATACCTGAATATTACCGCTGCCGACAAAGAACCGGATATTACCACTAGAGCAACAAACCTCAAATCCGCCCTTGACGCTTATGTTAAGAAATTCATTGATGACAAGACTGGAAATTTTGACCCGGCTAAAAAGGGCGGTAGTACTAATGATACCGTTGCTGCTTATGCTGCTAAACTGGTTGGCAAGGGTGAGGTTAAAGACAACCCTTATTTCAAATTATAATTAACCCGTAGGGGCGTAATGCTTACGCCCGACAACACAAACCTCGATGACAACACAAACATCATCAACAACATAATTTTACCAGACAATAACCACCAGATTCAAC